TAATAATTTAAGCAAGCATGTACATACATCGTCTAGTATTGATATCCACGGAGGCTGGGTCGGTGTTCTGGATAGTATGTTATTTCAAAGTGGTATACCTATTACTACTATTCGTAGTATTGATATAGATCCGATATGCGAATCTATTGCTATTAATATGAATAAGTTAGAAGAAATAGAAGGACGATTCAGAGCTGTAACTTCTGACATGTGTTGTGTTCGTAGTGATGCTGATATTATAATCAATACTAGTTGCGAACATATTACACAAGACGATTATGATTTATGGTTAAGTGGGCATCCGAATAACAGTATTATGGTATTACAAAGTAACAATTACAATATTCCTGAACATATACGTATTGCAACCAGCTTAGAAGAATTTAAAACTCAATCAAATATTAATGTATTATGGGCAGGTGAACTGGAATTACCTCTCTATACACGTTGGATGATTATAGGTAAAAAGAATGTTTAAGTTTAGTGAATTAAAAGAAATACATTTAGAAATTACTAATAACTGTCAGGCTAGTTGTCCGATGTGTAGTAGAAATATCAGTGGGGGATTAGAGAATCCCCTAATTAAGATTCAAAATTGGACACTAGAGGATTTTAAATCTATTATGACTGAGGAAGTATTAAATCAAGTAACTGGTTTTTATTTCTGTGGAAATTTTGGAGATCCTATACTAAACAACGAATTAATTGACATGTGTGAATATGCTAAGAAAACAGCACCAGAAAATATTTCTGTGTCGATACACACAAACGGCGGAGCAAGAACTACTGAGTGGTGGAAAAAATTAGCACATGCTTTGCCTAGAAATCATCGTATTGTGTTTGCCCTAGACGGGCTTGCCGATACACATAGTTTATATAGAGTAGGCACAGATTTTAATAACATTATAAAAAATGCTACAGCCTTTATACAAGACGGCGGGATTGCAGAATGGGCATTTATAAAATTTAAACATAACGAACACCAAGTTGAAGCATGTAGATCTCTTTCAAAAGAATTAGGGTTTTCTGTATTCACCGTTAAAAACAGTAATCGATTTGTGGGAGAAGCTAGAACTAAAGTTCTAGATAAAAATGGTAACATCACACACTACTTAGAACCAGCTACAGATACAACTATAAAATTTATAGATAAAAAAGTAATAGAATCTTTTAAAGAATTGGTAGATACGGCTGAAATTGATTGTAAAGTTTTAAGAAACAAAGAAGTCTATATAGATGCTTATAAACAATTGTATCCATGCTGTCATACTGCAAGTGTACCATTTATGCGAGAGCAAACAAGTTTTCATGAATGGGGACCAAATGTATATAGTATAGTTCAAACTATGCTAGCACAGCATCGCGGAATGGTCAGCGAGCTTGGAGAACTGGACACTACTAAACGTTCCATTCGAGAAATAATCGATTCACATGAGTATCAAACATTATGGAAAGAATATTGGACTACTAGAAAACTTGTTATGTGCGTTCGAACTTGCGGAGTCGGGCCAGGTTTAAATTTTTCTAAACCTAAAGATCAATTTATAGAAGTTACATCTATATGACCGATAAAATTAAAACTTACGTTAAGCTAGTTGAAGAAAAAACTGGATCTCCTACATTCTGCGCTTTACCATGGATACATATAGCCACACGGCCTAACGGAGATGCAAGGCTATGTTGTGTTACTAATGCTAGCGGTGCCCACACTGGCGACCATACAGTTGGATTGGTCAAGAAAGAAGATGGGGAACCTGCAAACTTTGGCAGAGAAACTCCTCTAGAAGCATTTAACAATCAGTATATGCGTAGTGTTCGTTTAACTATGTTAGAAGGAAAAATACCTGCAAGTTGTACAAAGTGTTTTGAAGAAGAATCTAACGGAGTCGTGAGCAAACGCTTATGGGAAATGTACGAATGGAATCGCGACGGTTTAGATTTTTCCAAACTTATTTCCGATACCGATTCCACCGGTAGTGTACCTCCAGTGATCAGATATTTAGATTTAAGACTGGGTCATACTTGTAATTTAAAGTGTATAATGTGTAGTCCACATGATAGCAGTCGTTGGTTACAAGATTATGATAAGCTAATGGCAAAAACTCAAAGTGTACAAGTTATAAAACAAGTAGGATTTGACAAAGAATATTTTAATAATACTTGGTATGAAAAACCAGAATTCTGGGACGATATATTTGATCAAATTCCAAATATTACTCAATTGTATTTTGCCGGCGGTGAGCCGTTAATGATTAAGGAACATCAAAGATTTTTAGATGAAATTATCAAACGCGGTTATGCCAAGAATATTAGTTTACGCTATAATAGCAATGGTATATTTGTCAACGACGATATCATTAATGTATGGAGTCAATTTAAACAAGTGCGGTATGCGTTTAGTATCGACGCTACACTGGCAAGAAACAATTACATTCGTTATCCTACGAATTGGCCAGACATTGAGCGTAGTCTATGGTTAATGGATAATGCTCCTGATAATGTACATTGCGCCATTGCTTGTGCGGTGCAAGTTTTTAATGTAAAACATATTATAGACTTTGCCAAATGGAAATTAATGCAGGGTTTTAAAAAGATTAATAAGTTTAAATTAGATGAATACGAAACTGGTGGCGGAATTATTAATTTACACTTACTGTATATTCCAACTTTTCTAAGTGCTAGGATATTACCACACACAGACAAAGAAGAAATTGTACAGGCATTTGCAGACTTTAAACAATGGCTATGGGACAATTATAGACAAGACGATAACTTCTGGAAGGATAATCCGTACGGATGGAAAAGATGGGAAGGTATTTTAAATTTTATACAGGCAGAAGACCATACACACCTGTTACCTGACTTTAAAGAGTATACTGCTAATCTAGACAGTATTAGAGGAATAAATGCTAAGGAAGTATTTCCTGAACTGGCGCATATTTTGTAAGAGGAATGTCTGCCGCGCAGGTACAGAAATTTCTATCACAGACTACAGGATCTTTAGGAATAATAAATGTACCATTATAAATGTTTCCTAAACTACCGCCTACCCTACAAGTTGCACGATGCACATCTCCATCCCAATTGATCATTAGACTTTCTATACCTGCACTGCACGACCAGTCTCGATATTTGTTCATGTGCAATTTAATAATGTCATTAGCATGCATTTTCTTTTCATCGTCAATAACACAGTTTGCTTCTACAGTAGCTTCGTATTCTTTAACCCATGCGAGGTCTTCTGCGTTATAACGCATGTCGTCGAACAGGTCGTGATCACCTTGTGTCCAACGAACTCTACGAACAGCATGTGGGATATTACTGGCCGCTAGTGCTCCTGCTGCATATCTAACACGTGGCATGTAATCTTGATGAGCCATTATATGCACTAGAACTTTGCCATTCCAATATTCATTAACATTAACAATTGTGTTTAGCACACGTCTAACATCATACTCCATGTGTAAGCTGAATACAATTTGGTCAGCTCTTAATTTAGCATACCACTCATCTTTGCGTGTACCATTAGTTGTAATACTAATCCAGCTAACACCTTGATTTTTACAATAGTTAACTAGTTCTTCAAACTTAGGATGCACAGTTGGTTCGCCACCAGTAAAACTAATTCTTACAGGTTTTCCTATTGATAGCAATTTGTCCACTGCAGATTTAAGTATTTCAATATCTGTATGTTCGCTAGTATTGTCATGTATACTCGAAGGGCAATAACTGCAATCGTAGTTACAACGCTTGCCGAGATTCCATTCTACTTTAACACTTCCTTGGTGAGGCCACCGACTAGTTATTTTAAGCATATGGTTTAAACTCTGGAGTAACATCAAAGAAACTTTGATTTCGAGTGATATCTAGTCTGCGATTATATTCTATACAATCTTTCCACAACATCTGTGAAGTTGGCTGTTGAAGGAAATTAATTACACCGTGAATTTGTTCCAAGGTAATTTTTAGTAAGACAGGATTAGCTTGTACATACGGATAACTAGCAACTCGTGTTGTAGCTGTTTGTAACCGGTGTATAGCTTTGTTTTTTAAATCTTTTGGTATTACTTGAGCCGATAAAACTGTAGGATATTGTACCATGTTAGTATAAAAAACAATTTCTAATTCATTTAGAAAATATTCGATCATTTTATCTAAAATCATAATGTTACTAACTTGGACAGCAACAGCTCCTACAACACGACTCACATTGGGAATTTTTTTTATTTCTTTAATATTGTAAATTAGTTCATCCCATTTAGCATTACCACGCACATACTCGTAACTATCTTCTAGTCCATCTATGCTAACATTAACAGCAATGCTTTTAAATGCTGGCCAGAATTCAAATATAGTGCGTTTTCCTTTTCCTAAACTGGTTAAATTAGTAGCGTACTTGACCTCGATATTTTTAGCATATGGTTGTAACATTTCCAGTATGCGATAATGTGTAGGGTCTGTTAGAGGTTCTCCTCCAGCAAATTCTACACGACGAAAGTAAGGCAACAATTTTTCTAAACTAGTCCACCAAGCTGCATTATCTGTAAATTTATCCAAATAAGGACTTTCCATCAACTTCAGGTCTTGTATAGTCTTAACCATAAAGTTATTTTCTCTAATATAAAACTCTTCTACTTCTTTCCAATCGTTCCAACTGGTACTATCCATAGGGTGGCACATACGACATTTTAAGTTACATAAATTATTTAATTTTAATTCCATAGTAGGAAGTTCAAATGGCATTTTATATTCTGTATCCAACTTAGTTAATGCATCAGGATATAGTGTAATACGTGCTTCGGGTATTATACCTTTAATATGTCTTTGACGTAGACTTTCAACGCCTTGATCTTCTAAATTAAAACACGGTGCGCACTCGGGAGGTCTTTCATTGTTTAGCACCTGCTTGCGTAGTCGACGCATGTTGTCGCCGTTCCAAATTTCTTCTAATGCTTCATCTTGTATAAATCCAATAGGATGACTACGGCAACAAACTTGTATTGCACCGTCTTCTCTAGTTGCTAACCCTGTAAATGGGTGCATACAAAATGTTTCACTGTTCTGCGACATATCTTATTAATGGACTTAGTCCTACCGGTTTGTTATTTTCTAATGCCAAGTAAATGCTGTTAGTAGGTACAAGGTTAAAATCTTTACAAATTTTGTAGTAGATGTTCTCGTAAGTATTCCACAAGTAATCGGAAGGAAGATTACGTAAAAAATGCAAGCCTACCATTGCAGGTGCCCGTAAGTTCATTCTAAAATCATTCATTATAGTTATTGAATCTGTGGTAAAATCTTTAGTCCAACGTAGTCCGATTCTATTCCATCCTAACCCTAGACCTTTACTCAAACTTATACCTACAGACTTGATTGCGCTATGAGATACATCAAAGTTAATTCTGCGACAGCAAGTAAACCAAGCGCCGTCCACATGTACACTAATACCTTTGTCTCTCGCTTCATTTAGTATTTCCTCCATTTGGTGATGTGTAGCACCTATACTAGGAAATGGCATTGCTATTATTAACGGAACGCCTGGAATTAACGAGCCCACATCTGAAACTTGCGCTAATCCTAATCTTTCATGATATTTGTAATCGTTGACAATTACCTGTACTGATCCTTCCATGTACAAGTTGTCAATGAACTGTGTGCAACCATTTATTATATCTACGCGATTAAATGAATCTAATCCTGCTATATTATTCAATTTACTTTTGAATAACCAAGCAGACATTTCGTTTTTAAAATTAGTATAAACTGCGTCCGTAATATCTTTATCTAATTTACCATACAGTACATCCTGTATCAACTTCTCAATTTTTAAATCGACTAACGGTTGAGGTCTATCAGTTTCTAAGTATTGACTGCTATAACTGGCTGCAACTTTTATTCTTTCCATGTTTTATTTAAGCAATAAAAATAACATATAAATATTTCATGTTAACCAGTACTAATTATACAGTAAATATCGATTTAATACAATCGGCTCGAGATCAAACTCCTGAATCTTGGCGAGGAAGAATTACCATAAATCGCCCTACTGGAAATTTTTTCTATGACCCGTGGGTAATAAAAGAAGAATTTCAAAATACTATTTGGGAAATACTTTATAATTCATTACCAGCTAATAAGGGCGAAGCTAGAATAATCATTCTAGACCCAGCGGAATGTTATGTTGTCCATGCTGACTTAGATGATAGATTTCATCTAAATGTCTCAGGAGAATATTGTTACATGATAGATATCGATAATCAAAAAATGTATCCGGTATCTGCTGACGGAGTATGGTACGATATGGACACTAGTCTCCGTCATACAGCTGCTAATTTTGGTAGACTTTACAGAATACAACTAGTGATTAGAAAACTTCTACCTAGAGTAAAATTAAACTCGCCCATTAGTATAAGAATAGTGCCAACTATTAAAAGTGTCGATCATGCAAGATACATTTTTGATGACACTATTAGTCCTTGGCTTAACTTAGCAAGTAAAAATAATCTTATAGATGAATTTACTTTTGACAATGCAGTTGTTAGTTTTAAATTAGAATCTATAGCATTAGGCGATTTACAAAAAATAATTCCTTCAGAATTTGATTTAGTAGTATTATGACTTGGGAATATCTATATAAAATAGATTACGTTGACGGTACTCTTAATTCAACTAATTTATTATATGCGCCACTGATAAACAAAGAAAATAATGTACTTTGCATGGACTTTGCAGATACCGTATATCATAAACGGCCACTTGGTACAAGTATCAGAGAATACTTTTTTGATCGAGAAGTGCACAATTTGGAAATATTTAAAAAATACAAATGGTGTCCGAATATATTGGATATTCAAGAAAAGCGCATATACATTGACCTTGGTGCACGTGAAACACTTAATCAAATTGTAATGGATAAAACACGCGATTTAAATTCTGAATGTTATGATTGGAAAAAACAAATACGTACAATTTTAGATGATATTAATAATGAAGACCATTTTAAAGTAACATTATATCCGCATTGTTTTGTCACAGCTAAAGGTTTAATTAAGACAACAGATTTTTATGGTTGTATAGCGTCTAAAGATAGAATAATGCCAATAGAATTAGTTAGCGAATTAATTGGATCAGAATCTGTGCATCGATTTACAGAAGCAACAATAGATGGTAAAATAGATTTTAAAATCTTCTACGATAGATTAATAACACATCATTTGTTTAATTACTGGCCTGAATTATTTTGAATACCATATATGAAACAAGTACATAGGTTCCATACCGCAATTAGCAGCACCGTGCCATGCTTTGCGATCACTCCATAGATATGTTTCGCCGGGTTGCTGATTATACAAACAAGTATCACCTACTATAAGAGTGTGACCTGTGATTTCGGATAACGGTTGCATGTGACAATGATATCGTATCGCCGTTTGACTAGATAGTGTAGTTTCGTTGTCAGTAACATCCCAATGCCACGGAGCAACAGATCCTGGATTTACTCTACTAACCCATGCATTTGTACAACCTTCCAGTCCTACGAATTCTACAAATTTTGTAACAATAGAACTATCAAAATTTATTCCTGGAAGATACATATCCCATTTAGCATTACCGCCTTGATCGATAGTTTTATATCCTGCGTTGATCCACAAGTCTGCAACTTCATCCACTCCTGGCGCTTGTACATCTCCCGGTCGGTGACGAGGACCCACGTATGCAGGTTCTTGTTTTTTAAGCGATGCTACTAGTTCGCTCCAGTCTATTGTTTGACAATTTCCAAAATATTTTAACATATTAAATCTCTCTAAAATCCATAGTAGATATGTAAGTGTCGGATTTAAGAATAAAATTTATAATATCCGCTAGTTGTTGTTTTGTAGTATATGGCTGATCTCTGCCAGCAAACGATTCAAAATTAGCAAATCTAATTAATACGCTTTGTGGTTGAGTACCAAAGAATTTTTGAAATGATAATTCGCTGTGTACTTTTTCTAATAACAACTTACTAGCGATCACACTGTTGTCTGCTGATAGTTGAGTTAATACTTGATATGATACAACTGTTCCTAGTGTACCGAAACTGATTATTTTTCCGGTCTTTTGTCTATTAACCCAATTGTTGTATACACTGTGCAGTAGAATACTTTGCGACGTGCCAACTTTTGCTAAATCGTCATTGTTTGTTAAATCGTAATCGGAATGTGGGCAAGTAACAAATTCATAATCTGTTAATTTTTCTATGATTGCCTTACCAGAAGTTGAATTAGGTCCAGTTAAAAGAATTTTCATTAATATGATTCCAAATGGTCAATGCCTAACTGCTTACGAAATGCTTCTGTAAACTTACCATCAATTCGTAAACTATAACTCTGTTCCATAATGCGTTCACCACCGTGCCAGTCAACATCGTTCCACCATGCGGCACGAGTGTTCAAATATGTTTTATTCTTTGTTTCCGGATCCCAAAGATACATAGCTTTTTTTGTGTTAGGACGAATATGTATAAACTCGTTGCGATGCGGTTTAACAACATTAATGCCATTCTTGGCATCTAGGTCTCTATGCTCGAATGGTATACCATCTGCTTCACAATGAAAGAATATAACACGACCAATATTTTCAAATATTGTACCTACTAGACTTTCTACCCACTTGACTGTGTTAGGAAAGTACTCGGCTTCAGGAGTAAGGTTGCGTGGCGCAGTCCTATCATCCCAAGAACCTTCTTCCCACAAGTAATAATAAATGTATGGATCGTAAGCACCTAAGGCCATTTTTAAAAATCGTGTAAACTTATTACGCTGTTGAAAGTTTTTAAAGTCTTTAGGCATCAATGCCAACCCAGCTTGTTTAAGCGCACTATCCGGCAATCGTTTAAATTCTTCCATGGCTTCGTATACAGGCTTCCAATTTACACGATAGCTCATATCATTGAAGGTAAAACCTGGTGCCATCCATGTGCCTTCCTTAGCAAATTCTCGTGCTAGTGCAAACCCAGATATAATCTCAGGTTGGAGATTGTCAAATTCTAGCATATCTAAATATTGTTCCATATCCAAATATGCTTGATTGTTAATTCCTGTAATCATGACTTTATTTATAGAGTAAACCGCAGCATAAGTAGTATTATGAAAGATTTCCCTGGACGGTCATATTTAGTTAGCGATAGCAAATATTTAAAACTCAATTTAGATATTCCATACGATAGCATTTTGCAAGAAGCTAAAGCATTGCGAAATCGGTTTGTGTCCTACTACAGTTCTTATTCACACTCCGGATGGTACTCGTTGCCAATTGTTGGGATCGATAGTACCAAACCTGCAGACTGGACAAAATACGGATACTCATCTGCAACTGAAGCTGCACATGATATGGATTGGACAGATATTGCAGACCTGTGTCCAACTACTAAACATTGGCTAAAATCAGTTTATCCAAGTAATAGCTATGGGCGTGTAAGATTTATGTTATTGGAAGCTGGCGGCACGATTGGATTTCATAAAGATACAGATCACAGTATTTTAGGTGCTGTGAATATTGCTCTTAATAATCCAGAAGGATGCAAATGGCATTGGCGAGATGGAGAAAGTTTAGAATTTAAATCAGGTGACATTTATGCTATGAATATCAGTTACGAGCATTCTATAAAAAATCCTAGTACAGAAGACAGATATCATATGATAGTTCATCATTATGATTCAACAGACGCATATATGAAATTAATAACCAGCTCGATGGAGGATCATAATGTTAAAGGCCATTTTCATTATAGTACCGAGTTATTCTAGTAATGATTGGTTAAACAATAAAATGATGCAATTAACAAAATCATTTATTGCAATTCTAAACATAGACAACTATCCTGTAGAAGTTGTAAATTCCTATAATGATATAAATCAATTTTTAGACAAAGCAGAGTTACTGATTGTATCTACAGCCGGTAATGTTATTATTGAAAAAAATCATTTAAGAAATAAAATTTATAGTATACCAGAAACAGTAGGATTGATAGCACATCTATTGCAATATGTAGGTGACACTATTCCTTATATGCACGAACAATTTTTTATAATTAGAACTAGGGCATTTAAAAGTTTAAATTTTAAACAGTTATCTAGAAGCGAAGAAGATATGCATGGCGGCCACGCTCCGTTATTTTTAACAATGGATGATGGTATGAATAATTTTGGAACTTTTGTTATAGCAGAATGTTTGTCTAATGGATTTGAAGTTAGAAACTTTGATCAAGATTGGCGTTATCCAGATCAAGCAAATAATTATGTAACATTAGATACCAGGCTACCGAGTAGAGGATTTTGTTACCCTACAAACAATTCGGATTTGTTTGCTCGGGCCTTAAAAGATCTAATAATTTATGATGGGCTAGATGATTCTCAACAATTGTTAATTGCAGGGTTTAAAAAAGTTTTAGATTTTAATGTTCTAAACGTACAACAAACTGAAACAATATTTGATTGCAAGCCGGCAAATACTGTAATATGTCCAGCAACTGGATTCTTAGCAGAAGACATTGCCCGAAAATCTGGTGCCAAAAATATTGTATTTTATGATAAAAATCCCAATAATATCGAATTTAAAAAACAAATATATAACACTTGGGATGGTACTGATTACTTGTCATTTGCTTACAAATTTGCAACACAGCGTAATTTAAGTACGGAACCTGTATTTGATACAGACAAACAAAACGCTGCGGGCATATTGCCAGTTACATTAGAAATAATATCAAACTGGCAAGAGTGGAAAAAAACTGTAAATGTTTCATTTGTCTGCTGTGATTTAGTTAAAGATATCGATCGATTCAAACTAGACAGCGACACCATTATACATACCAGTTCAATTCTAACTATGTATCCATTAAGTGCTATATCATATGAGCAGGAAGAAATTGACTCTGTAAGACAACAAATATATAATAGTAAAGCACAATGGTTTGAAATATGAAATACGAATATTATTATAACAATGTACCTGGACACGGTCCTTCTAGGAATAATTTAATTTATACAAGCCTTATCTCAGAAGACAAAAAAGTCTTTTGTCAGTGGTATCACAACGATACTGAATATCACATGGGTAAAAATCAAGTAGTAGATCCTGATCAAATGGATTTAAAATGGGCAAGAGAAGTTTGTTTTTTAACCTATATGACAGAACAGTTTCCTGAACATGTTCCTAAGATTCAAGAACTTGATTTATTTAATAAAAAAATCTATTTAGAAATAGACGGACCTGACTTCTGGGAACAAGCAGGCTGTGATATGCAAAACTATGATAAGGTGTTGCCAGACTGGCAAGATCAGATGATAGAAATTATTCAAGCACATAGGGCATTAGGACTGCACAAATATAGCATGCATCCAAGTAGTTACTTTGTTGTAGATGGTAAACTTAAAAGTATTAACTATTTCTTTACATACAAAGATGATGAACCTAACGTAAGTATTGCAGATGTTGAGAGTCACATACATACTAATCGTCAAGCAGAAATGCAAAAACATTTAGATTCGTTAGGCATCGAGTGGGACACTCCGCAACCATGGGCTGTGATGGATCAACTATGCTGGGCAAGTTTTAGTACAAATTATCCACAAGACTTTATTGAACGTGTTCTATGTTTGAAATAAAATCATGGACTCCTGACCTGGACCTAACAGAGTTTTATGCCACAGCCAAGGCCAAGGGTTTTGAAAATAATGCTAGCCAAAAGATGTTAGTAGATAGTTTATCAAAAGAAAAGGCATGGGCTGTATGGATTTTATATTACTATGATAAAGCTGTGGGCAGTGTGGCCGCACATAGTTTTCCAGAGATGGGAGAAGATGCTTTTCGTATTGCTGCAAGAACTTGTGTGTTCTCCGATCATATACCTATTCCTAGTATAAGAACTCGTAATCAAATAATTACACATCAACACGTTACTAGTCAGTTTTTAATTCCAACTTGCATAGAGTGGACACCGCCGTGGGCTGATTTATATATTACAAGTAATGAAAGTAGTGTCGGTACACAAAGACTGGTACATAACATTTTTGGACCAGCAATGGAAGAATCTGGACAAATGAAACGGGTTCGTGAAATAGACTACAGAGGCACTCGACAAACTGTATGGCAATTATTTCCCAATAAGTTCCTTACAGAACTTAGCAAATACCCTCGATGGAATTAACCTATATACCAAGTTGTTCCGTCTGAGTATACTGGAACATTGAACGCACCGCCACCGGTATAAGTGTTAGCAAATGTGTTGGACATTGCATCCGATACAAAAGCTCTAGCACCGTTTCCTACAGAACTAGCACTAGGTAATGCTACACCGGCTACAGAATAAACTGTTGTTTGGAATACCGGTGCGTTGAATACTCCAGTAATACCATTAAGGCTAGCCTGTGTAATCGAACCAGCATTATTACCGGCAAAAATTAATGATATAGCACCAGGTGCCGCATTGCTAAAATTAGCACTAGATGACCACGCTACTCCAAATCCGCCTGCTGTAACGTATGTATTACTACGTAGACCTTTTACATAGATGCCGCCTAATCCGTCTCCAGCTATTGTATTTGTTGGAGCTAATATTGTGCCGCGACTGGCGCTAACTTCCATACGTGCAGTATTGTGGAAACCGTCAGTGATTCCGAATAGATTAATCGAAGGGTTTACACCACTATATGCAGTTAATGCAGGTGTAAATGAACTTGTTGCAATAATAGCAGGTTGCGACCCGCTAGTTGTTGTAGCGGTTACTGGAGTAGTAACGGTTGTTGTAGCTAAAACCGAACCACTAGTAACAGATCCTGCAATGTTTATATTTCCAGTTCCAGTAATATTATGACTATTTAGATTTAAGTTTCCACCCAAACTAGGTGCTGTATCAGCTTCAACTACAGTATTAGATCCCGAAACTTTAAGCGTTTGTGTTACTTGATCAAATATTAATCCAGTTCCAGCTGCGGTAGCCAGTACGTTTACACCGCCACTAGTTGCTCCGTCGCCTATAAAAAGTTTTTGAGTATCTGTAGTGTAAGCTAATTCTCCCTGATCTAGCAGGGCTGTTTGTCTTTGGGCGTCTGTTCCGCGTCTAATACGTAGCGACATGGGCTATCTCCGTTATTCTATAGTATATTTATTCATTACAGCATAGAAGTAATAGCCAAAAAAATGGGGCCCTAGGCCCCATTAAAGTGCTACTATATTACATAGTAGGTCCATTTCCGTTCCTGAATCCTACGCTACCACCTTCTGCTTCGATACGTTTTACAACTCAATCTAACCAAAAGTATAAATAAAAGTGCCAGTCGCGATGCTACTAACATCCACCGACTCTAACGCTTTTGAGGAGCATCAGCAATGATATTTATTCCCGCCTATGTATATAAAATAACAAACACCATCACTGGTGAGTTTTACTACGGCTATCGCTACAAAAATATTAAACTAAATCTGTTACCAAAAGACGATATTTGGGTAACCTACTTTACTTCGTCTAATACTATCGAAACTAAAATAGCCAAATACGGTATTGACGCATTTACAGCTGAGGTTGTATTCGAACACGAAGATTCCTTGGTATGCTGGACCTACGAACAACTACTAATCAGAGACAACTGGGGCGATACATTACTACTCAACGGCAAATATCACGACCCCGATTCTGATGTTGAAGTCATCCGTCGAGTTGGCATACTAACTGACCAAGCCCGACAAAATATGAGCAAGGCCGGTAAGGGCAGACCAAAAAGCGAATCGCATAAACAAAATATTGCCATGGCCAATACCGGCAATGTTGGTTCAGCACAAAAACGCAAAAAACTATCTGTGGCAAACACAGACAAAGTTATGGCTGTTGATATTGCCACTAACAAAAAAGTCAAAATCACACGTGATGAGTTTAACCTGCACAAAAACACAAAATACAAAGGTAGCACCGCTGGTTTTGTGTCTGCCTATGACCTAACCACCGATACCTATTGTTCAGTGTCAAAGGAAGATTTCAACACCCACAAAACTACACGATATGTGGGGTTGAGATCCAAACTAATACCACTACCACAGTGACCGACTCAGTTCCATCTGCTGGTTAAATCGATCTCGTGCCCGTTCAAACAAGATTGGGCGATAATCTGTCTGCTCTACGCAAAG